CACAGAAGTAGCTACAGAATTTGTTAATTTTAAAGAAGCATTGCCAGCTACAGTAGAAGTTAAAACTAATTGTTCAGCTGAAGAATTATAAGTCATTGCGCTAGTACCTGCAAAGGCACCAGCATTGTTATATTGTATTTGTGTAGTAGAACCGCCGGGCGTAGCAGTACTTGCTAATGCAGATAAGTCAGCTGTCCAATAAGTTCCTCCTCCCCCTACCGTACCACTTAAAATGTTACCAACTAAAGTACCAGTAGTGGTATAAAAATTTGCACCAGCCGGAATTGTAGCTGTAACAGCGTTAGCTCCGGTCTGACTTATAGTTAAAGTATCTCCTTCGTAACTAGCTCCAGTCGCATAAAAATTAGGAGATTGGGCATTAATAGCTTTTTTACCGTGAGATAAAATTTTTCTGGAATAAGGCATCTATAATAATAACTACGCTAAGTAGGTATAAAAAAATTGTGGAGGTTTTGAACAGACCTCCAACTGTTTACCGTGCTCCGAAGAGCTGATTTTATTCTATCTAAGTGTTGATGCAGATTATTCCAGCTTCAGGTCGGATAATCTTGAGACCGTATCTCATAGACATATATGAACCGACAATTCCGAATCCGGGATTTGCTTCTTCAACAGTTAGTGCACGTCTTTCTAAGTAAGTCATTGGTTTGACTGACATATCAAATACTCCGAACCTTGAAGAAGGTACCCAAGCATTTGTATATATGTTCAATCCATACAATGAACCAACAAGTCCGTTTGACGCTGTGTTCTCTAAAGGACCAAGATTACCACCAGAATCACGTGGAGTACTTGCGACGTATACCGAAGTAAAGTCTGCAATATCCAGCAATGATTTGTAGTGCTTTGGCGAAATCACAACAGTATCTGCGTTGTATCCGTGTTGACCAATCATTTCGATTGCGTTGGTCAAATCAGACATATTCAACATACCTGCTGACGAAGATGCAGCTGCTACATAGTGACTTCTTTGTAAGTCAGATGCTGCAGCTAGACCGTAGTCGTATAGACGACCTGTTCCAATTGCACCACCGCTTCCAATTAATCCACCGTTTTCGTTTGCTGCAAAATCAACTATTCCACCAGTTCCGTTTTCAGCTGTTCCAGCAAGTATATCTGCTGTTCCGCTAATTCCAGTTCCTAGAGTTGAATCAGCAAGACCAAATAACGCGTACACAACGTGTTTCGTCATATGTCTCTCAACTGCTCTGCGTGCTTCATTAAGGGCCAATTCAATTTCATTGAACCGGGAATCCTCAATCATTCTACGAGTTACACCTACTGCAATACCCCATTCCTTAACTGACACTCTCTCGGAGCGTAGTTTAGTATGTTGGTATTGAGGGGTGCTTCCCTCATCAATCTCTTCCATAGTCATTGATGGAAGGTTGAACGTGATATCTACATTACCACCAGTGTCGGTTGTCATTGCTTCTGTAAACAATGAAATTGCGGGGAGGTCGGTTACTTTATAATCAACTAAAGAATCTTTGTAGTCGATAAGTACTCTCTCTCCTGTACCACCGGTTGTTGCGTAAACACCCTCATTATTGGACGTTAAAAGTCCTGTTTGTGCTGTTACCATATTTATTCACCTCTTTAAACGAGCATCACCTTAATGGTGCTTGCTCCGGAGCCATCCTCTAATGCGATTGCTACCGCGTGCTGCCCTGTGCTTGTTGCGCCGCCTAACTTTGCATCTGCACGAGCGTCTAACATACTACCGGCTGTTATTGTGCCGGTAACGTTACATCTCACGATTGGTCCGCGTCCAGTTATTGCATTTACCAAGTTTCCAGAGGTTGCAGCTGTTAAAGCTACACCCAAGATTTTAGCTCCGCTTGTTGCGGGTGCTACTACCTTTTCCGTGTTGGTATCCATTTGCAAAGCATCTCCTGCTGCAACGGTACCACCGGCTAAAAACGGTAAAATACGTGCTGGTGCGCCACCATCGTTGACTAATATTTCTGTTGCCATATTTAATCACCTATTTTACTAACCAGTATAAACGACTTTGCCATCTTTCATAGCAAAAAGTCTATTTACCTCCGGTTCGGCCTTTACAGCCTTTTCTTCAGAATCTTTTGCAATTCCCTTACCAAATGTCTTTTCAGACTCGGCAAGTTCCGGCATTGATTCTAATGCTTCAAAGAAACCAGTTAACTTGGTATCTTCCCATCCGAATAGTTCTTCAGTACGGGCTTCCTTTGATTCATCGTTGAGTTTTCCGAATAAGACTTCCTTATTAACGACATTGTTGACCAAAGCTGATTTTAGCTTTTGCATCTCTTCTGTCTTTCGGTTGTCTTCTGCGGTTTTAAACTCTTCAATAGAATTCAAAGCATCCGTGTACTTTTGTTCCAATTCGGAGTGGTTAGATGTAAGTTCTTCTAGTTGCTTTTTTACTGAAGCAAACTCTCTCTCTGTTATCCTTTCGGATTCTGTTTTTACAACTTCCTCACTCATAGTATCGACCTCTTTGTCTTCACCGTCGTGGGTGCATTGGCATTCACCTTCATCTCCTCCACAGCCACAATTTTCCTTAGCTGCGAATTCTCTTTCTGTGTGCGTGCCACATTTCGTGTCAATCGTACATTCCTCACAGACGGGTGTTGCTATCTCGTTATCTATAAACGAAACCTCAACTGGTCGGATATTTGTTGCGTACGAATCGCCCATAACATCAATGTCTTTTGAAAACCAATCAACACTGACATTAGTAATATCCCCGTCTTCCACTTTCTGTATCACTTCTTTCATTCTCGCTGTAGGCTCATAAATTTGGGCCAACATAGAGATTGCAATCTTTCCATCTTCCATCTCTTCAATCTTAGGGTTGATAGCTTTCCCGAGTAAATCCTCAGGAGTCCTTTGATGAGTGTAATATATCGGTAATTCGTTAAATTCTTCTAAACTTTGCTTTAGCATATTAGGTTCTATAAAGACAGTCTGGTCATCGCCATCAACTTCATAATCGTGACGACCTGAAGTTAAAGCACGAATTGGAAACTCCCACATATCCTCTTTCTCCTTTTTGGATACGGTTAAAGCTTCTTTATTGAATTCGAAATTCATAGCAAATATTTTTTGGGTTTCTTCTGTTGTAGAAATCCCGAATTCTTTTTCCTTACCATTTTCTGTTGCCCACATTGAGCACATATTCTGAGCCATAGACTCTGAACTCTCTACTCCCCTTTTATTGAGTCGGGGTCCTAACTCTAATATACATTTTTCGTAAGCACTCACGATTTTACCTCCACAGCCTTTTCAGTGCGTTTACCTTTCTGGTTACCGGATAGTCTTTGTTCTGTTCTACTAGACTCTTCCATTTTATCTTGGTCTTTTCCACCAGATATGTTTACTTCACCTTCTGTAGACTGTAATTCTACTATTCCTTCAGCATCTAGTCCTCTCTCGGCTCTTACTTCACCGGGTGCCAAGACACCCTCAGACATATAAATCATATCTGTTTTCGCCTTTGTAAATGCATCATTAACATTCATATGACGGAAAGCAAATTTGATGTCTTCACCAAATTGAGTCATCAGCTGGGAATTAATAGCAGATTCAACTGCTCTTTGTAAATATTTAACGTAAGGTTCAAAAATCGGGCGGGCTTGCTCTGGAGCAGTCCACATTGTTCTTGGTACCTTTAAGGCTATATGTATCTTATCAAGTATATCGTCAGTATACTTACCATATTCAAATGCTCTTTCTGCGCCTTCTATTTCTTTTATTTCTATATCATTACCGTGAATTATATCTTCACCGGGTTCTAAAGCATTAAAAGCATCAACAATTTCATTAATCTTATCGGGACCATAAGGCATATCAGGCAACCCGCAAGAAATGTCGAAACGAGAGACTGCATATTTATTTAGAGCGGCACCAATGTCACGCTCTGCATAATCCTTTAGGTCTACTAAATATAAAATAGTATGGATATCTGAAAGTCCATACGCATAATCATCAAATGGGTTGTTTTGTAATTCTACAATTTCATCAGGGTCAAAACGAACATCTTCTTTATCATCACCAACACTTTGGTAATAATACATTAATTGTCCGTGTTCATTTCTTTTAACGAACATATTTTGGGAAGAACGAAGAACTAGGTTGTCTCCAGTCCATTCTAAATAACCAGAACCAAAGATTCGAGCGTTACGTAGCCAACCATAGATAGTAGTATCGATATTAATATCGACAAACATCTTCGTTATTTCCTCTCTTAAGTTTGCATCTTCTGTAACAATATCAAAACCATCCTTAACTGCATACAAACAGGGAAGGTCAATTAAAGAACGTACAATGGGGTCTGAAAGATAAACATTCATATAAGTTCTGTTGTCACCTATGTGTTGTTCATAGTTTCTACTACCATAATTATTGGTAAGTTTTAATCTTCTGATTACACCCGCACCGTAACTACGTGGTTCATCCTTAGGAGTGTTGGGATTCGAACCTGTCGTAGCGAAAATGCGACGTATTCTGTCGGCAAAACCCATTGCTATCACTTTATATATCTATTTAGCTGATATAAATAGTTTTGCTTATAAATTACGTATATGGCGTTTATTAATGCCTATTTGGCGTCTTCCAGTGGTAGTTAATCCGCCTCCGCCGTATTTTCCTGTCATACTTCTTGTTCCCCGTTTTTTAACAGATACAGTAGTTAATGCAGCACTTGCTGGAAGCATAGAAAGTGATGCGTGAATACCCATAACACTACTATCACAATAATCATCGTGTTTGTTAGATGGAGCGGATATTTTTTCTGTTTTCTGTGATATATCCATTACATATTCTAAGTCAATATGTTCTCTATACCATTTCCACATTAGCTTTTTAGCTATTCCTTCTTGTCTTTCCACATCAGGTACCTTGACAAGGCCTTGCTGCACAAACGATACAAAATCACGATAAGCATAAGTTTTACTTCCTTTACTGCCTCCAGTAAATACGAAAGGAATGAAGTGCATACTTAATGGAATACACGCCATTCTTATTTCTTGTTCGAAAGCACCCCCAATACCTGTAGCGTCGATAATAACGCGAGCCGCATTAAAAGTATTAGCGACAACCATAATACGCTCTCGCTGATAAGGGATATTGTGCCCGCCTGACTTAGGTCCGATTTCTTCCAAGTATAATAATCTTGAAATATTGTTATCGGGTCCTTTTTCAGTCCTCCAAACACTAATAACAGTAGAATTAACAGATTTCCCAATGTCAACAGCGACAGTATTATTAGTACCTGTTTCTCCACCTTGCTCAATGGTTTCGGGGATAAGTAGTTCGTAGTCATCAAAACACGCTCGTATATTATTTGGTACAAATACATTTGATATACTTTCCACAAATTCACATTCGTATTCTGTTTTCCAATGTAGGGAATCTTCTCCCCATTCTAGCATTTTATTCAACATTTCTTGTTCGTCATAAGGAGGGCTATATGCTTCTCCTTTAACTATCGCGTCTCTCCAAGTAAAGTGCAAACGTGTAAATGTATCCTCGTAACTTTCATCATATAGATATCTATGCATATGGTTCTCTTTACTTTTAGGAGTCCCAAGGTTGATAAAAGGTGCTTTGTTTGCGACTATCGATGGCTCTACATTGTCGATGAACAACTCATCTGATATTAAAGGTGACTCGTCGACTATTAAAAATGTTGGGTGCTGTCCTCTAATGGATTGTCCCTGATTGGAGGGCGCCACCGGCGCCCGACGCAACATTGTGCCCCCTTTCATCTTAATATGGGGTTTATTGTGTAATTTATAATTTTCTACTAATGAATCTAAAAAAGAATTATCTTTAAAATGACGGTATACGTAATTGAAAATCAGGGCAGCTTGGTCTTCTGTAGGTGCCAAAACAAATACAAGGTCTCTAAATCTCTTAAAGAACATATAAATTGTGGCAGCCACTGACAAAGCCCAAGATTTACCACTACCTCTAGGTGCAAGGATAGCAAGTTTTCGTTGTTTATTCTTATCACCCTTAGGATAAGTTAAAGAATTAACAATAATTTTCATTTGTAATGGCCTAATACGTAAAGGCCTCTGTTTTCCATCTAAAAGGTAAGTTTCACAGAAAGCACGAACAAGTTTCTCCATTTTCTTTTTATCTTTACGTATTTCCTCGAAAAAACGTTCTAGATTTAAAGAATCGAACTTATTCTGACCCGTCAGGGCTGCTTTCATTTCCTTTTGGTTTTTCACTTGTGTCATCTTCTAAATCTCCTAAAAAGTTCATAAAATTTTCTGTCTTTTGTTCCACTAGAGTAGGTATTTCAATACTAAGAGCCCTAAACTCAGTGTGAATATCGCGAATAATAGAGTTCCTCTGTCGCAAGAGCTCTGTTCGTAAGTCAACATCCCGAATATATACAAGAATTTCTTCCCAAAGCACGTCTTCAATAGTAAGATTTCGTGCCAAAAGCCTAACAAGTTCTTTATGACGTTCATATTCTCCTTCGCCTACACGCCCTCTCAAGCGCTCTTCGTACTCTTTAACCTTTTCTTCCATTAAACACTTCAATTATTTTTTCTCTTTTTTTGTTGCAGTTGCACAGCAATCACAATTTAATAATAGAACTTCAACTAATTCGTGAAGTCCCTCTACTTGTTCTGCCATTTTTAGCATTTCTTGGTCATTCATTTTTTAACCTTCTTTACTTTTTTAGCTACTTTCTTTTCTATCTTTGGTTCTTCAACCTTTTGAACTTCCTTAACTACAGGTACGTAGCTAACGAATGGTTTACCACAGCAAGGCCAATGCCTTCCTCTCGTAAAAGCTTCCTCTGGGGAATCTGCCCCGCAACTTGAATATTCACATTTGACCATTTTTGTCACCTAACTAAAATACGACATCCCGACATATAAATGTTTCGGTCATTTACCTATTCTTGGTCGTGGTCGTGGTTATCTCCATTACGGAAAGTACCCTTTCTTGTTTGTTCTATTTGACTATTTTGTTGAGCAGTCCATAACTCTAATACTTTATATATAATAACCAATGCTGGTGACCCTATAATTAGTAATACTGACTTATAAGATTCTATATCTTCTACTATCTCTGGATGACGAAATGCCATCGTAACTAAAAATAC